ACGTCTTAGTTCCGTTTCCGTTATCTGTTACGGAGTCTAAGGTATGTGAAGTAGTAATGATGCCATCCGAATCGGTATTATTAGGGTTAACTGTAGTAAAACCAAGACCCTCTACCTGAACAGAATTAGTAGCTACAAATGTATGCCCGGCCTCTACTGCTGGGTCATTGATGACAATGCTGACCTGATTAGCAGAACCAACAAGATTTGCTGACTCAATAGTCGTAGGAAGCAAAGCTGTGACTCCATCGCCAATTTGTGCCTCAGTCGGAAGTCGAAGTACATCTCCACCTACGGCAAACGGGGCTTCAATGACCTCGATACCCTTTCGGACCTGTGCTTCACCATTGCGGTCAAAGCGGACGTTCTGAGCATCAGCCAGCATACCGCCTTGCAGCTGATCAGGTCTAAGCCTATTGTTGAACCCAACAAAGCCTACATCCCCGTCTTTGAGGATGCGGTCATCTAGGCTAGCGTATGACCTGTACTCCTGCATTGATTAACATCTCCAACGCTTCAAGGCTAGTGCCTTCCTTGTTGGTCTACCTTTTTTGTCCTTCATTGGACCCTTGACTCCTGCCATTCTAGCGCAGAATGATTTCTTCCGGGCAAGTCTCTTACCTGTCGGATTTTTTTCAGTAACAGGGGGCTTGAGGTTAGCACCTGTCTTACGCTTAAAGTAAGCACGACCAGCAGCAGTCAGTCCTCCCTTTCTACTTTTGTGTTCCTTCCTCATTAGCTTCTGACCTTTGCTCTGGGTGTGTTGGCTACAACTGTCTTTCCTCTGGCTCCTGCTTTCTTTTTCTTTCTAGCAGTGCTTGCTCTCTCCGCTTTCGTGAGGCTGAGAGCCTTTCTTTTAGGCAAGCAACGGTCAGGGTTTTTCTTATCTTTCGACGTTCCGCAAGGGCCTTTAATCGATCCATCAGTCCCTATCCTTACCCAGTTCTGCTTGAGCCATTGTTTGAGTTGAGCCATTATTTTAAAAGAAACCCTTGTTCATTTATACTACCGTGTATTTTTTTGGAATAAGCATCAGCTTCTTGTCCTGTCTTAAATTTTGGATAACGATCAAGTCCCATTTGTCTAGCCTTTGCTACAGCCTCATCGTTTGTGAGTTGCTTACCGTCTACCATCGTCGGAATAACAAAATGCATTTCTTTGTCTCCTTCACCAAAAGAAAATGTGGCAAGTTTAACATTACTACGAGTTCCATCTTTATTTTTAACAAAAGGATGTTTAGTAGGAAAAATGCGAATACTAGGTTTTTTATCCTCCATTACCTACCCTTACGTTTGCCACCTTTAGCCTTCTTAGCATAGTTTGGATCCTTGCAGTACTTAGACGCAGCAAGGTTGGCGTAAGCGGACGGATACGTGTCAAACGTCCGCCTCGCCCAAGCCTTACCTTCAGGGCATATCTTACCTCCGCTTTTTGCTCTTTTCTTTGCCATTTTTTACAATAGATTTAAGAAGCTTGGCTTGCCCGGCGTGAGCCTTAGAAGCCTTCTCAAGCTTTCTTGCGACGGTTAGTATTTTTCTGTGCATTTCTACCCCTTAGTACTTTGAAGTCGGCCCCGGTAATCTTGTTACGAGGGGGTGCAACCCTAGCTATCTTCTTTTGTTTTGGACTGTATTTGCTAAATGGCATTACTTCTTCTTCTTAACCATTTTTTTGACTGTCTTCTTTTTTGCGGGCATCTTCTTTTTCATACCCATTTTTCCGTAGTGACCTGGCATTGTATTATCTCCTTGTTTATTTGATTATTGATTTAACCCAAGTTACAAACTTGGATGCGATTGATTTTACCTTAGTGATAAATTTGTCTTTAGTTTTGCAGATGCAGCACTTCATAATTATTTCTTTCTTTTATTGTGAAAATCAAAAAGGACTTTTACCTTTTCTGTTAGGGCTTCGATATTGTAGTGCATCCGAGCCAGCACAATGATAAGGGTAATAATGCCAATAGCGATAGGCCAGAGAGATGATATGATTTGTAAAATTTCATTCATTTAATGGTAGAGGAGCCGAAGTAGAATCCAACAATGGCTAGAACTGTTTGACGAACCTCTGGTAGTATAAGGTAACCGTTTAGGGTCTGATACTTGATCCCCTTAAATAGTCCAAAGAAGTGAGATGTCTCCTGTCCCACTGTAACTCCCTCTGGGCTGTGAGCCAACAAAAAGGGGGCTACAACGACCGCAAACAAGACAGTGCATACTATGACCCTCCTAACCCACTCGCCGCCCCTTGTAGAGGCTTTCTGGTGGCTTTCGTCGGCGGCTGCTTGCTTCTTGATCATAGCGTCTACAGTGCTTTGCTGATTAGAAACTAACTGTCCAATCAGTTTGAAGATAAAGCCAGAGGCTCCTCCTCCAAGCATTGCTATGAGTTCTGTTGTCATTTGAGTTCTTTTAGCAGTTTATAAATAGAAAGTCCTAGGAAGACAAAGGTCATTATACCAACAACCAAACTAACTACACCGTTGATGCTTTGGAGTCCAAGACAGGCAAAGAATCCGGTTGATCCTACAGTTCCTCTGAGCATAGTATCCATAGCATTTAGTCTTCGTCAGGGTCAGGTAGGGGTGTGTAGTGATTAACAGTTGATGCCTTCTCGGAATCATCAAGGTCGTAATCCGTTACGTCCAATGCCCAGGTATGGTCAATAGTCTCGGCAGGGTAGGTAAGCCAGCGTGTGCCTATGCCGTTGTCTTCGATCCAGTAATCAAAGCCAATCTCCTTGCCTTCTTCATCGGCTCGCTCAATGGCGGCTTCTTTGCTTGCGTATATTAAGTAAAGCATTATGATATTCCGTAATGGCTAATAATTTCAGTTTCAAGAGCCGTGCGGTTACTTGATTGGTTGGAATTATAGATAATAATCTCATTAATTGAACCAATTAAAAATGTTGCTGCGGCAGAGCCACCATTTCGATTACCTATAACAAAGTCACCTGTGCCAGCAGAGAAATCGTAAGTTCCAGCATCTGTCATAGTGCCAGCACCATTTACCAATAACCCTGCGTCCCCGTTATTGTAAACGGCTGATAATAAGTTTTGACCAGATGACCTTGGTATATTATCAAAGTTTATGCTAGTTTTATTAGTTAAAGCAAATTTAGATGAGCTTAAAGCATAAACAGAAGCTCCGTTAGGTGATGCAGCGTTTCCATACATATATCCAGCTTCATTAGTAGCTACAGTCTGGACACTAAATGCACTAAAAACTCCAGAACTTGATGCCGTAATTACGGGTTCTCCGCTAACGCTTAGAGTGTCTCCTCCATCAAAGGTAACGCCAGCGGGCAATAATGAACCAGCATCAACAATCTTAGGTTGTTCCGCAGCCGTTGCTTGCACGGCATCCAAGCTATTACCTGACTGGTCATACCAAGTCTCTACAAAGCCGTTCACTGAGTTATCAAAGGCAGGGATACCAGAGATGCTGTAGTGTTCACCCATATTAGCTTCAATGGCTGTGCGATTGTCTGTTTGGTCAGATGCGTAGATGATAATTTCTTTCGTCTTGCCGTTATAAAGATTACCTCCAGAATTGTTAGCACCAATAGTAAGTTCAGCTGCATTGACTGAGCCAACAGACGATAAGTCAGTTGGGCTACTAATAGTCACTGAAGAACCATTTTTAAATGCCTCAACAATTTGATCAGTATCTCTATCAACAAGATTTGTATAAAGAACTTCAGTGCCTGTGCTAAGACTTGCGCTTTGAGTGTCACCATTTGTTCCAGTTCCTCCAGAATCTTTGTAATACAATCTTGGATTAGTAGTTGATACAAATTCAATACCTGGAGTTGCAGACCTAGTGTTTAAAAAACGGGGATTGCCAGATAAATCACTAGGATTCATTACTGTAAAGAAAGCTAAAGAATTGGATCCGAACGCATCAAAGTTAGCTGTGGTTTGAAGAAAGTCATCTGACCCATCAAATACTAATTCATTTAGCAAAGAACCAGAGCTTACAATCTTAGGTTGGTTCGCAGCAGTTGCTTGAGTTACGTGATTACCTGTTGCTGTATCTCCTGCTTGCGTGGTTACACTTTGGTCATACCAAGTTTTAACAAAGCCATCTTGGTCTTGTCCTGTAAACAGAGCAGGACTTCCATTAACAGCAGAAGCATTATTACTTCCTACTAAATCTTGCCAATCAGAAAGGGTGTTTCCGTATCCGTTATAGCTATGGTTAATTGTTCCGTTGCCATTTGTATCAATTCTTATACTATGAATGACTCCTTTTCCAAACTGCCCTCTAGCTTTTCCAAAAGAGTTAACAGTAAAAGTTTCACTAGTAGTAATTTCATTTGAAATTAAAGTATCACTTTCATTATACATACCAATCTTACCAGAAACTCGCTTAAATTTTACAGTGTGTTCTTCACCGTATTTTAAATTTGAAGTTAAATTTAGTGTAAAACCAGAAGTAGCAAGATTACCCTTAAAACTTTCTATCTCATTGTTACCAGACGCAGCTAGGAATATTACAGACTTTTTACCTAGCATTCGTTGATTTTTTACAGTAACAACTAATGAAAATTGAATTGAAAAATCTCCAGTTAAATCAATGTCACTTGTAAGATCAACCTCATCATTTGAACCATCGAAGTAAGCCCTGCTGTTTAAAAGAGATTTAGTGTTACCTAAAACAAAATCTACAAGCGTCCCGTCACTAACCTCATCTGCTGTAAATGATTTAATGTCGCCTGTTACGCTTCTTACTTGGCATACAAATTTACCTGATGTATCGCCATCAGTATCGCCACTTGATGTTACAGTAGCCTGGCGTGTCCCTAGACTACGCAGTGAGTAAGCGGCCTTAGCAATAAGAAAGTCACCATCACGACCCGTTGCGGTCAGTGCCTGTATGTCCAGAGGTGCTGTTACCTGTGTATTTACAAAGTCAACCAATGCACCAGAGGATACCTCAGACGCTGTGAAGTCCCGTTCATTGTTGTCGCTTTCTCTGCGGACACGCACAACCTTGGGATCACCACCAGTAAGACTGCGGAGACTGTATGCTGCCGTAGGAGCAGCTATCGAACTGATAGTCTCTCCTACTTGGTTCAGCCTTCTCTGCTGACCCAGGGCTGAGTCAAGGCTAATGTGCATATTAGACCCTGTGTAGTTGCACTAAGCTACCAGCACCACTTACGGTTACGGAAGTAAAGTTGCCATATATAATTGTACCTGCTCCAAAGGATGTAAGGAGGTCAGCAGAATTTTCTACATTAGTAGCTGTTAGTGCAGAGAGAGTTGAATCCTTTAGGAACTGAATAGCTCCAAACTTACCAGCGGTTGCACCGTCAGCAGCATTGATTACGATTGAACCTACGGAGCTAAACTCCAGTGCGTTATTTCTTGAACTTGC